TGGTTGTACAGAAACAAGATCATTTGCGATCAGTCCTGCGAATACGCGACGAACAATTGGGAATGCGACGGCCGCGAAGCCCTCAACATCACCAGCAGACATGCTGCTGCTCTCACGAAGTAATTCTTTTGCTTGGTTTTCAAGCAAACGTGCCATAGAGCCCTTTTGACGATCCGAATTAAGACCCTCAAGAAGTCCAGTCTTTTCCCACTTGGAAAGAAGAGCGGAGCCCTCTGCACGCATATCACGATTGACAACACCTTCGGTCAATCTATCGATAATACCAGCCATTTTATAATTTCTCCTTTTAATATTTAATTAATGGTATCTATTTGATACCTGCTAGTCTTTTCATCCTATCCTGTAAGGGATCGGATGATGTGCTCTCTTGACGAGAGGCACGTATAACTGATGAACGTTTATTTCCAATTGCTTCGCTCAGTGATTGTGGGCTACGCTTGGGCTTAGCCTCCACTGTGCTTTGAAGTGTCTCGAAAATAGTGCGAGCTTCAGTCACAGAACCAGCATTAGAAATTGCTTCGACAATCTTTTCTTTTTGTCGCTCATTAAAGGAGGTATTTCTAAGCACACGGTTCGTATATAACAAGCGAGCGTTGGAAAGATTCACATCTTGTAAATTTTCTTGTAATTCTTCCAATACTCCCTCATATTTTGAAAGCTTTTCATTGAGTTGGTTATTCTCAAAAACCAACTCTTCTTGTGCTTTCTTCAAATCTTTCATTTCTTCTTCTACATCTGTAGAACGGCGATGAGCCAATTCTTTTTCAATTTGGTGAGTGATATCTTCGGATGATCTGCCGGCCCAGCCGGCAAGTTCAGCACCCATATCAACAGTAAGTTTTTCCATAATAGCGTCGACCAAAGAATCGGCATCAAGGCTATGCTTTTCTTCTAAGTCGTCCATTTGTTTATCATCAGCTTCTGCCTCATCGGCGCTGGCTTGTGCAGCGGAGGTATCGACTGTCTCTTCTTCATTAACTTCCTCATCTTCTTCAGAAATGATATCAGTTAAATCTTGTTCGCTTAATTCAATTTCTTCATCTTCAAACAATTCGCTTTCTAATGCGTTAACTGCTTCTTGTAACGCATCTAAATCAACATTAACAGAAATTTCATCGCCGGGCTCATGCATACCGTTAGGAATATCACCTTCTTCTTCAGAAAGTCCATCTGTAGCAGCCAGTGGAACATTTTTTATAACATCATCGTTGGTTTCTACCCCCGCCTCTTCAATTTCATCTTGTTCTAACAATTGTTGTAAAGTAGCCTTTACTTCTTCTGAGTATTTTTCAATAACTGTGGTTTCGGCGTTTTTGAGTGCAGATTCGCGCAATGCTTTGGCATCAACGATTGCTTCTTTTAATAAGCTTGACATTAATAGTGCTCCTAAAGTGAGAAATGTTCAAAATAAATAGTATTCACACTCACAAAAGACCATTTTTAGTGATATGCTACCAAGTACTGTGAGCAATTCTTCGCCATTGATTTGTTGCAATGCAGATATACATGTAATTAGCGTCCCATCTAATTTCGCCGGCGGAACCGTTATCATTAGAGTTTGCGACTGTGTTTGAGTTTCTAATTCTGATTGAGTTGCCGGCAACATCGAGCGGAGATGTGGGGCTTGTAGTATTTACTCCAACGTTGCCTGATACAAACATCTCACCAGAGCCGCTAACATAGAATGCAGGGTTTTTAGTATTGCTTTTAGCACTAATTAAAGTTTCAGAATCAGAGCCACTAACGTTAAGTACTCCAGCTAAGTGGGACCCCCCCACAGCAACTTGGCCTGAGCCTGTTACTGCGAAACAAGTTCTCATTCCAGATCCTTCGGTGCGTTGGAATAGGGCTAAGATCTTATTGTTCCCATCTGTATCTGCAGGCCTGACATTTAACATAATTGGATTAGGGGAAGATCCGCGTTTGTCGCCAATGGCCACATGTGGATCGGAGCCTGTGATATGCACTCCACATGAAGCGGATAAGGCCCCTACGGGATCAAGGGTAATGTTTCCATCAACATTAAATGTAAGATGAGCAGCAGCACCATCATCATCTTGCGTTGTGATTGTGGTTGCACCGGCGGTGGTGGTTTGAATCTGGAAATAGTCGCCATTATCGGCTGAGCTTTCAATTCTAAGATCCACACCTCCGTCTTCAACGTCAAGTTGGAGTCCGTAGTTGAAGTCTCCGCCTGCAGCTTCGATTCTTGCACCTTGGACAAGGCTGCCGCCGTTTGTTCCGCCTTGCGCATTGATAAGGGCGCCGTATACAACGGGAGTTCCGGCATCAGCGGCATGTGTAAGCGTTGGGGTGACGTGTAAACCATACATGGTGTTGTTGCCATTGGTGGCTGTGGTATTGTCCATGTCAATGTTGAGACCATACATGGTGTTATCTGTTGTTGTCGCGCTGGTTTTATCGAGATCTATTTGTAGGCCCGTTACTGTTGCTCCATTCATTCCGCTATGATTCTTATCAATCGTCGCGTCCCCTGTCACTGTAAGTGTTGAACCATCAAATGTCAGATTGGCTTCGCCATTAATAGTGGTGCCGTCGACAGAAGTTATGATACGATTATTAGTAGAATTAGTGTATGTTGTAACTGCTGGTGATGAAATTTTAGAATTTATATAAGTGTAAACATCGTTGGCTGTTGCTTTTCTTGTTTGTGTTCTTGAGGCATCATGAACCAAGAAACTATCAGCATCAGCTAAAGATTGGCCCGAATCGGTAATAGCTACAGCCACTGATGGGTTTACAGATAGTGCCATGGCAGATGAACTAAACGCAAGCCCAGAATTAGCTTGCAGCCTAGCGGCTACTCCTGTTGCACTAACAATCAATCCATCTGAACCGGAGACTGCTATTTTTGGTGCAGAGCTAACAAGGCCGTTACCCAAATGTATCTGACTTGCACTTAATGAGCCAACCACTTGTGTTGATTGTAGATTAGTAAGTCCAACAGCTGAACCTGAAAAGAATGAGGCTGTAAGCGAGCTTTTAGTGATAGTAACATTAGCGTGGGCAGTTGCAGTTCTATCGCCATCCGAAGTTATTACTCGGTTAGCACCATCGGTACCTATTGTCGTTAATGCTGGGGGCACAATACTTCCTGCATTAGAAGTAAATGCACTCGCAGAAACTGTTTGAACGAAAGTCTTGACACCGTTAATAGTTTGATTAGTTTTTAAGTCTACTGTGTTCTCTAGAGAACCATCAGAACCGTCACTAAACTCAACGGAACCTTTTAGAATATTATAAGCCATATTTTCCTCTGTCCTAATAAATAGGCCATTTTTTTATTTGAATCTCACATATAAATAGTTCATAAAAAAAAGGATGCCCCCCAAAGGAGGGACATCCAAAAAGTTCCAACAAAAGTTGAAAGAATATATTGATTAAATAATACCCCAGTTGTTAGCAACAAGATAAACAAAACCAATTGCACCGTGACTAGACTCAAGTACTACAGAAGTTTCACCATCAATTGTGTGGGAACCCGCTTTATTAATAGTAATACCTGCACTATCTGCAAGTGTTTGAGCCTTAATGTAGACAACATCACCAACGGATGGCGAAGCTGGCAAGGTTAAAGCCTTAGATACAGACGCAGTGTAATAGTTATAACCTTCACTAAGTGCTGTAGTGCTGCTGATAACTTCAGATACTGCACCAGCTTGTGTCGAAATTGTGCCGTCAGCGTTACCCGCAAGACCAGCGCCCGCAATAGCATCAACGAATTGAGCCATTGTTGTTTTTCTAGTAGCTGTACCATCAAGGAAAGCAATACTATCAGAAGAACCAGTCATATTGGCAGCGGTTAACTCATTGAGGTCAAGAGCCAGAACACCAGCATTAGCGGAAAGACCAACGCCAGCTAAACCAGTAGCAACGTCATTATTGAGCATAGAATCGGTAACACCACCAGCTTTGACGCGAAGTGCATCAGAGTTGAGTTCGATAGAACTATCATCAACATTAACCTTAAGTTGGCTAGATGCAGTGCCAAGTCCGTCACCAGCAACCGCAGTCATAAGGTCAGTAACACTTTCGCGCTTCGGTTGACCAAGGTTATTCAAAATCATAATCTGGTCAGTAGCAACAGCGACAGCTGCAGCTTGCAAGAAAGAGGCGCTAATAGCGAGGTTATTGACGTCCGCTGAGTTATTGAACGGTGACATTCCGAGACCACTGTTAGCAGCTACATCGAGAGAGAAACGCAATGAGCCGGTAAGTCCGGTAGCAGTAACTGCTCCTTTTGAGTCATAGATGACTGCTTTACTGTTGGCAATTACGCCTGCCTGCGCGCCATCAACTAAGTTGAGTTCAGCGGCAGTAGAAGAAACTGCTGTACCAGCAAAAGACAAGCCACCATCGGGGACTTGAACTGCAGTTCCAGAAAGAACAGCACCGATGACGTTTCCGGCAGCAATGTTGCGTGACGCGTCGACGAAGTTGGTGTTGTTGATTTGAATGCCTTGAACGATATCTACAGTACCTAAAGCGCGAGTCTCTGCACCGTTGGTGCCGAAACTAGTTAAGTTAGCGAGAGTATCGATTGCACCCTCGATTGTAGCCTCAGTTATTGCATCTAAGGTTGCAATATTTTTTAACTGAAGTGCGGAAGAGACAACTTCAGTTTGAGCGCTTCCGATTTTAAGTGAACCAAAGTTAGCTGCACCTGAACCGGAAATAATGCCTGATGGTTGCAATTCAATTGTTTTCACACCAGTCTGGCCCGAAACAGAAATTTCACCTTCTGCTGATTGGACCTCTACGGTACCACTAAGAATAGAAGCACCTCTTTGAAATTTATAAGCCATGTTTAAAAACCCTCCATTTAATTGTTTTTATTATGCTTGAGTAAATAAACAAATACGAAACGAGTGCGTACAGCCCATTCACTCACTTATAATTAGTCTTCAGGTGTCACAAAAATTTTAGAAGATGTAAAATTTATTGCTTCCGTTTGAATAAAGCTGGATCGATGCATAAGGTGACTCTAAAACAACCGAATTTTCACCATCAATTTGTTGTGATCCAGAGGCCGAAATCGTAATATTGTTAGTGTTTGCGGCGCCGCCTTCATCTTTAATAACCCATGTTTGACCATCATTTGAAGTCGCTGCGTCTGGTAAGGTAACAGCAAACGCACCACCAGAAGAATTTACTCCAATAAAATAATCGCTAATAGTCGCAGTATAGTTTGAAGTTTTATAAATTCTTTTATGAATTATGCCACCGCTTAATTCGGAGGTGCCTTTAACATTTAGTGTTTTTGTCGGCGGAGTACTGGACCCGACATTTATACTACTGGTGGTGAATGCTCTATTTACAGCTGACTCAGTAAATATTCCACCACCAGAACCGCCGCCGGAACTAGATATATCGTTAATCTTATCGTCAAGATATTTGCCGACATATAGATAAGCCGATGCTGTTAATGGTACTTTACTTGAACTATAGTCTTGAATAAAAATAACACCAGAATAATAGTCAAATTGCCAATCGATAACGTCGCCGGAAGTAATTTCATTAGCAGCATTAGTGGGATCACCTTTATATAATTTTAAAAAATACTTATTTGGGCTAGCATTTGAAATCAAAGGAGGGACTAATTGTAATTCACCACGGGAATCATAAATTCTTTTGTTATTTGTAAAAACTCCGGTGCCTTTTCGTGGATTTGAAGACGTAGTTTCATAATTTGCCGGTAACTTAAGATAATAACCGTGGGGCCCAGATTGGGAAGATTCCCCGGAACCACCACCACCAGAGACAACGGAGTCAGCATCATAGATCGTGTCTGATATCGATACAATATCTAAATAAACTCTCTCAACAGTAGCACTACCACCCGCTGCAACTGATGCACTATACATAGTGAAGAAGTTATCGCCCGGATTGTTGGGAATGTCTTCCCCAAACACAGTTTTTGACGGTACAGATACATTAGAAGGAATTGTTTCATTAACGTCTGATTTTAAATTAGAGGTATGCGCCTTACCAAGTAATTTTTTGGCTGCAAACTGAGTCGATGTTATATTGGTTTTACCTGTGCTCATTTTACGTGTAATCTACCTCTATTCTTGATAAATAACCTGTCCAATCTTTGTGTGCAGAAATTTTAACAACAAACCTTTGTGTGCTTCTTACTTGTTTGCCTTGTAATTGTAGTGGAATCTCCCTACCGGAGTTACCTACGGCCTGAGTCAAGTCGGTACCGCCTAAATTTAGAATCCCAACGCCATCTGCATCAGGTTGTGTCCCTGCACTATATGGTCTAATGGCATCTCCCCATGCAGTAGTTGTATCGTCTAGGCCAGTATATGATGGATCGAAAGGAACCTTAACTTCAACAGTAATATTTTTGTTAGCTGCTAATCCACCGGTGTTAAAAGCGCCGGCTTTAGAAACTAAGTTGGCATTACCATATAGTTTAAGTTTAAAAGTGGCCTTTGCAACTCCAGTATCATTTATAAAGTGCCTATAGTAGCTCCTTGTTGCGTTTGTTAGCGATGAATAGTTAGGGTTGTTTGGGGGGGCCTGAAGGGAGCCGCCGTTCGAAACATTCCTTGTATCTCCTGCGTTACCAATTTTAAATGGTGAGATAAGATAACCATTAGCTGTGACTAATCCATCGTTATGGCCAGAAATGCCGGCATTAACAGAATATGAGGAGTTCCACTTATTAGATACCGACGATACATTAGATTGGCTTATGTAGTTACCAGAGTGAATCCTGTATATCTCTTGTCCAAAATATTCAGCACTACTTGTCGTAGTGGATCCTACGGTTCCCGAATAAACCATAAAAGAAGTTTTCGATAGTGCTGTTGTACTAAGTGTTGCCTTTAAAGGGTGAACAACTTGAGAGGTTACAGTAGCATCGTAATCGGTATAGAGACCAAAGCCACCAGAAATAGAGGTCAAAGCATCAAGAAGAACAGTACCAGTAACCTGAATTAATTTTTGCTCACAATCAGCAGTGTTATTTAAGTTGGGCAACGAAACGGAGGCGGCCGCTGTATTTGATGTGGCAACGCCTGACCCAGTAATCCTAATATTAGAAACTGAGCAATTTGTTGTGGTTGGATACGAGATTGCTGTACCATTTTGATAAACATTTCTGTATACATTAAGTGCTTCATACGTATACGAGGCAGACGGTCTTGTAGCAAAATAACCAACACCTGATTGATAGTATGGCGCGGATGCTGTAAAGTGTGATAAAGCGACTGACCCAGAATTTAAAGCATTCCCATCCGTGTCAACTACCCACTCAACATAATTTGTTGTTGTATTGCTGCTCCCTATACGATGGATAACTCTCGCATAGTTCCAACCCAAATTTTGTTCTGAAGTGCCAACTTGATAATCACCCGTTCTGTATGTTTTTCTATAGTCTGGAATACCATCAGTCGTTTCACTAAAATTAACTGCTGAAACACTAAATCCTGAATTGTTAGCGTTAAAATTATCGCTAACTGAACTAAGGGTTGATGCTAAATTTAATGTATGTACCTCTACCCCATTAACTTCCAACACTAACGAGCCGGTGTATGCATCTTTAAATGAGTTTGCTATGTAATTTGGCGTGCTAGCTGCTACGTCTTCGTTTAATTCGCCAGTAATATTCTGCAAAGAGCCGAGCACACCCCTGCGATCTCCGCTAAGTGAATAAAGCGCATTTGAATTGTAGTTAGTTAAACTAATGGAAGAGCCAGTTGCAGGACTGTAATTTGGTACAGGGTTAGATGTACCAAATGAAAGTTTTGCATCGCTCACACCTGAGTTGTTGGCATCTATATCGTCAAGCGCAGGAGCTTCTGTGGGTGCTGAAACATCAGAGGCGCCTAATTGAAACGTGATCTGATTAATATACCCACCCCAACTTTCATCTGCTTCAACCTTTATAATGGCATGTTGGCCGTTTGCAATAGATGCTGTTCCAAAAGTTATACAATGTACTGCGTTTGAGCCGCCGGCTGTATTACTGTTATCATCAGCGCCGTTAATTAAAGCTCCAGCATTTTCGCCAACACTTCCATATGAAAAAGCAGTTTTAGCATTCATATACTCGGTGGCGCCCGGGTTTTTAATTAGGAAACGAATGTTAGCATTATCTAATGTTGTGTTGCTGAGTCCAGTGTTAGCTTTGTTAAATGTGATTTTAAGATCCCTAATTGAAGCACCACTTGAATTTGTGAGTACACGAAAGAATGTTCTAGTCCCATTTACAGAAGAGTAATTAGGTTGCCCCGACGACACATTAGAAAGAGCAGAGAAATTACCACCCACCGGGATATCATTATCAACAGGACTATAAAGTCTTTGATTAAAGAATAATAATCCATCTGTATGCCCCGTGGCACCTCCACCAGTCATGTGGTTTCGTGAGTTCCAAATTGATGCAGCATTCGTTACCGATGCTTGGTTAGCATACGAACCTGAAGTTTTTCGATATGTTTCGTCATGAAAGTATTCAATTAGGTTTGTGCTGGCTTGTGTCCTGTTATCTACCAAGAACCCGTTACCTGTGGTGGCGGATCCCGTGGTCGATATAGTAGATTTCATAGGATGCGTCACTGTCGTATTAGCAGTTATTGCACCTGAGAGTAGTGTGTCAACTGAAGCGTTAACACTAAGGCTAGCCGTGACACCTAAGATTTTTGTGTTGTTTTCTGACGCACCAATGTTTGGAACAGATTGAGCTGTAGGTGTTGATGAGTTGGTAACCGTGAAGGAAATCGGAGTGCCTGTCGCAGCATATACGTTTCTATATAAATTTAGTATATCAGCCTTGTAGGTTGCGGTTGCATTGGTATTATATTGAACACCAGAAAGATATTTAGAGCCCGCCAACTGTATGCCATCAATCCTTCCTTTTGATAGTGCCAAATCATTAACGGCACCAGAAGGATCGTTGACCCACTCAATATAGTTAGTTGTATAATCAGTTGCTCCAACTGTGTGGACTGCACGGATATAGTTCCACCCGGGCCTGTGGGATGCTGTGTTTGCTAATAACCTTGCTGTCCTCTGCTTAAAAAGATACCACTCAGCGCCATTGCCATCATAACTTGAAGCTGTGACTGAAACATGAGTAAAGCCTGAGTTGTTTGTCAATGAGCTAGCGGATCCTGTAGCTGGGTTTCCGGCGCCGCCAAATGAGCTTAAGTTAATAGTGTGAACAACAGAGCCGTTTACTTCTAATTTTAATGAGCCCGTTTCGGCATTCCCAAAAGCGCCGCTAGCATAGGCAAGAAATTCATTTGAAACACTCTCAGGGACGTCAAAGTTAAGTATTCCAGAAATATTTTGTGAACCATTATATATTCCTAATCTTATATTTGAGCCAGATACTAAAAAACCATATGAATTAGTACGTGTAACTGCAGTAAATCCAGCCGTGTTCGCAGAGTTGGAGTAGCCGGCAACAGAATTGCCAGTACCAAATGAAAGTTTGGCCGTGATCCCATTGGTTATGTTTTCATTAACTGATTTCAGGGCCGGTGCAGGTGAGGGTGCTAAAATCTTCAACACTTCATTGAATCTATCAATCGGTACACCAATTAAGGTGCTTGGTATAAAATCAGTAAACAAGCCATCAGTGTATGCTCCATCTTCCGCGGGCCCAATACTTCCACCTGATGATGCTATGCCTGTTAACCTTGAGCCATCACCTTCGAAGTACGACGCAGAAACACCTACGCTTGCCGTAACTTTACCGGTTACGTTTAACACCGAGCCATTAAACTTAAGATTAGTTTCGGCTGTTAAGGTGTTTGCATTGCCGCCAACATTTGTGATAATTGAATTATCAGTGGCGTTTGAAACACGCGGTATATTGACGATGCTAGAGCCGTCAGACTTACCCAGATTACCTGAGATTATATTTGTTAGGGTCGCCTCGCCCGGTGGAGGCCCAAAGTACTCTGGGGCGATGACCGTACCTGATAAAGCATTGTACGCCATTTAACACCGACCCTCCCTAGAATACGAACCAGTTAGATCCGTTTGAATATAAACTAATTGCAGGCATAGTACCTGTAAGTTCATAGTAATTAGCACCATCTATCTTTTGTCCTGTCCCTAATGATGCAGAAATATATATCGAATTTCCTGCTCTAGAAGCAAGTTGATCTTTTATTACATAAAGTGCTCCAGAGCCGACTGCTGCAGCCGATGGGAGGCGAATCCCAACTGCTCCGGTCATCGAAACGCCAATCACATAATCTTTTGTTGACGCTGTATATTGTCTACTGGTTGCAGCCGAGTTTGCAACGCTATGGTAACCCACTCTAAAGCCAGATGTTTTTGATTGACTAAGGGAGAGAGAAACTTGAAATGCCGGTGGCGTTGAATTGTCGGTGCCAATGAACACACTACCTGTAAATCGGTGTGTATCGGACAGATCATTACCGAATATTGTCGATCCAGTTAATGTATCAGTTTGCCTTACAACAAACGTGCTAGCACTAATGGCGCCGCGGACATCTAATGTGCCCGTTAAAATAAGCTTTTGTTTGAATTGGTCATACCTAAGACTGGTAGATCCGCTAGAGATACCAGTGCCCGATGCAGTCATGAACTGTATCGAGCCGCTCGGACCTGATGCACCGCCGCCACCAGCAGAACCACTACAATCTACATAAGCCCATCCAAACGACATTTATTACCCAACCCCTGCGGAGCCACTCCAAGATGGACCAGTGCTTCCTGATGTTCTGTGTGCAGGAATTGTTGTCAATCCAGCGACAACGTCAACAGAGGTCGATCCTGAAAGATATAGTTCTGATACTTTAACCTCAAGCCTAATACTCTGCGGCGCTGAATTACCATTTGCAGCAACACCCGCAATTCTAAAGTAGTTACTACCACTTACGACGCCTAATTCTGAAAACCCAACTCTAACTGCGTCAGCCCCGTGATTTGTAACATAAATCCATCTAGTAACATTTGGGAATTCAAGTTTAGCGATGACGTTTATAGCATCGTTTTTGCTTACAATTGACCCTGAAGCGTATGGACGCCCAGAAGCTTGGTAAGCTGGGACATGATTTAGTCCAACATTTGCTTTATAAGATTTTGTAAAATTAGCCATTTAAAACTCCAAATTTAATTATACTCAATATAAATAGTCACTACTTTTTTCTATTACGTCTTTCTTTTGCGCGCTTTCGCTTTAGTTCCTGTCTTATGCGGGCCCTTTCAGCTTTGATTCTTTTCTCTTTTTTCTTTACAGAGGGCTTCTTATATCGTCGACGTTCTTTGACTTCTTCAATAATACGTTCTTTTTTAACTTTTTTGATAAATTTTCTTATCATTTTGTCGGTGTTGTTTCTACACTCTCTGGAGTTTACTACTACATTACATTGTTTTTTCATATTTTCACTTCATTGCATCCCAAATTTTCGATGCATCACCCATTAAAGAGGATATATCCACCCCAGAATCATGGGGAGAACCCAAATCAACAGATCCGGCTTTAGCTTCGGAAGAACCTTGAGAGGACATAGGGGTCGTCCCTTCAAAAAGATCTACTCCATTGTAGGCTTCTTGACCAATAGCACTAAGCATACGTTTTTTTTGTTCTTTCAACTTCTTGTTGTGGTCATTTTTAATTTGACTCTTTTCTCTAAGTAGTTGTTTAGAGTTATTTTGTTTACTCTCAACAACAATATTAGGTTGCAGACCAGAAGCTACTTCTGATACTATATTGGATAGAAGGCCTTCTTCTATTAAGACTTCATGAATGCACTCCTTAACGAGTGGTTTAATAGCCTTTTTTAAATCAGACTTCTTCATTTAAAACCTCGTTCAACAAACGGTTAATTCGATCTGCTTTGGTAAAGACTTTATTGTTAAATTCTTTCGCTTCCTTCATCATGAAAGCTCCGGGTGTGGAAGGCTCAGAAACAAAATCAAAACAAATTAATTGAAAATCATCTTCAACGACTGTGTTGCCTTGAGATTCACTGACAGAACCCATGCCGCGTGATGAAATACCAATGCTAACACCGGCACTCACCAAAGATTGCAAAACTTGTCCAGACGGCGTGTCTAAAACCTTAGCCTTGCCCATAACGTTATTTCCATCCCACCAAACGTCTGTCATCATGTGCGATGCGTTCTTAAGGTTGATGACTGAGTCATCTGGGTGATCTAATTCTCCGAGTGCACGACGTTCTTTAACGAGCTTAGAATAGTTAACCATCTCTCGCTTCAACACATGCTCGGGATAAACGCGGCCGTTACCATTAACTGTATCAGCTTTTTGAATAATACCGGTAAGCATCATGCCGCCGGCGGCGACAAAACGCTTCTCATCTTCAGTCAGCAAATCTTGGCATATGCCACCTTCGCACAACTCATAATACTCTCTCAATAATTTCTGACCCATAGCTAACTTCCTTTACAGCATCGCCTAACTGGCTGAAGCATCCACTTGTTTGTCCAAGTGGCAGGTGTCGCTGTTTGCATATTTGTGTTCATGTTTTACTCCGTTGTCTCCGAATAACATATTCAGAATGTAAGATGTTCCTGACGATAACCACCCAAGTAAGAAATAGTTTGCTACAGAAACCTCAAAACTAAATAGTTGGGTGAACGGAGAAAGTAGCATTAAAAACCACCCTACATGAAAACCCATGCACATCGGACACTTAAATAGTTGCCCAAGTCTCCCTTTGGTGGGTCTTATATCGTCGAAGACCTTACCATAAACAAGTATTTGTGTTAACCCATAGGCACACAATATAAAGGTTAGTAATTCCAATTTTACTCCATTGGTTTTGATTGTAATTTAAAGTCTGATGCTAAATATTTTTGCATGACTGTGGTACCCCAATCTATTGGTATGTCCTGATCATCAGCTAACCCTTGCAATTCTTCCATAGCGAATGCCACAAAGGGGCCATTTAAGAGAGGATTTATAGAGCCCTCATATGAATCATGAACATTTAATAATTTAAGAATTGGGTTCTTGCTAGCTGCCACATCGTCAACCAACATCAAACTAGCCATAACTTGGGCATCATCACTAAGTTTTACTTTAGCTCTTTTACTTACATTAGCAACAAGCTTGCTGCCAGAGCGTAGTATCCCAAAGCCGATGGCGTCCGAAGCGACAGCTGCTATATCAATGCCAGCATCGATGGCCGCGTTTTCCAATTGTTTGCCAAGCTTTCCACCAGAAGCAACATCTTTGGCAATAAACTTCACAAGAAACTTTAACTGTCCTGCGTTAATCTTATCGCCTTGAATGCTTTTAAATTTACTCAAGATGTCAGCAAATCGTTCTTGATCGCTTTCTTGTTCGTTAACAAACTTGTTCCAATTTTCAATTAAAGATTTCATTTTAGATTGTATACATATAGTTCAAAGAATATGGATCTCTAATGAAGCCCGGACGAATTGAGCCCTTCTCAGTAGACTGTGGGACTTCACCCAATTCAGTTGAATCCTCTTTGTCAGGGTGGATTAGTTCGTCATCTGCCATGGAGATAATCGCTTCTGTTGATTCAAAGTAGGGGCGCTCTTCATCAATAAATTTTGATATATTAATCAGTGCCATTTTTGCAGTATTTAGATCTTCTTTAAATGGTTTTTGCATTTCACCCTCGATGACTCCGTAAAAGGCGCCGGCTTGTATACTTTCGGGTATAATAAGACCGCGCTTTCTAAGGTGTGCAAATAATCTATTTTGTGCACCATAGACCAGATCAGACATTGTTTCTTTTGGAAAAGCTAAAACTTTATTATCAGACGGTGACAACACTATATCAATGTCGCCATGGTCGAAAATCATCAAATCGCCACTCATGCTTTTTCTGATATCCATCTCAAGTTTTATAGTAGCAGACTGATTGCCGCGACCAATTTTAATCGTTAAGGCCATTAATATCAAGTTCCTTTGTTAAGTTTTGTGTCTTCAGCACTGTAAGCAAAACCTCATCGCAAATTTTGACCTCTGTGAATGTCTCAAGCTTGTCAATAACATCTACTAATTTTGACTGCATCTCAGTGTCTTCTTTTATTTCTGTTAATTGTTTTGCGGCTTCAAGGTGTTCTTTTAGCCTTGCAATTTCATTATTTAGAAACATCTTCAGTTCTAATGAATTATCTGTAAACGAAGATATATAATGTGTAAGCAAGTCTTTCTGTTCCTCCAACAATTCAGCGCTGTATTTGTTGTTAAATTTTTGAATAAACGAGTTAACCACTACTGCATCTATCTTAGAGCCATGTTCGTTGATTTTTTCCCTTGACATATAATCAACTAATTCGTTTTCTAACATCACGCGTGTTTTCGGAGTAGTCTTCACTGAGAACAATTGATCAATAGTAGCCAGTGTTTTGTAGTTGGGCACAAAGTTGTTAAATATATTTGAACTAATTTGTTTATTTATATCATTTATCATTTGCGTTTGAAGATTAAATAAGCCTTCTTGGTCTATCATTCTTTTATCTATTTTTGTTTCTTGAATCAATCTTCTACAATCTTCTTCTGGCAATCCTTTAGTTTCATATAACGAGCGATAACAATCTAAGTCTTTGCTTAAAATAGAGTCATTGTTAAAATATTTTTTTACCAACGAAACAACGGTGTGTTTCCTATCGTGCTCACCTTTTAAGACAGCTGCTGTGGCCTCTTTGATCAATGCTTCATAAACAAACGCTGTGTTTCTTTTTTTGTTGTGTCTATTCTTCATCTTTTTGCTCCGTTAATATGAATTTCTTGTCCAAATTATCTAAGATGGACTGTATCGAGCCGTTTAGCTCAAATAATTTTTTTTCTTCGAACTGTTCATTCACTTTATAAGTAGGTTGTTCTTCCTCATAAATGCCTTTTGCCAAACTTGGTATAGTGTTAATTTCAGAACCGGGGAAGACATTTCTTATTGTTGGGCTACTTTTCTCTGCGCTTCTCTTTGCTGCGTAATTACGATTGCGGGGGCCCATGTCTCTTCTTCTATCGTTTTTAACAGGAGTATATGTACTCTTTTCATAAGTTCGTTTAGTTCGTTTATCGTTTCTTGAACCGGGAGGCACTGCTAATAACGGAGATTCATCTCCAGCAGTATCTGTGACTCCGGGCTCACTGTCACCCAAATCAAGATCGGTACCAGCATCAGATGCGGGAATCTCCTCTGGTCCACCCAGAGCATCATCACCAAGGTCGAGTTCGCCACCTTCTCCGCCCAAATCAAGATCACCACCGAGTCCACCGGTTTCGCCGGCTGCTTGTGCCTCTGCCACTGCCTGAAGGGAAGCATCGTGTTTACGGTCGTAATACATCTCTCTTTGGTTTCGGATGAATTCCTCGTGTGACATGCCGAAAATATTCTCAGCAACCCACCTACGTGAAAAATAACCTTCAGTAGCAGAACCAGCAATATCAAACTTTTGTTTCCAGTGCTCTATTTCTTGTAATTCTGCAATCTTCGAGGGATTATTTAACGAAAGCTTGAAGCTTAATAAATCATCTCCGCGGAAACCAAGAGTATAAAGGTGAATAATTCCAATTTTTTCAAGTTCTGCAATGATAACGCGTTGTAACCTTTGGATTGTTCTTGCGAAACGAATGTCTTTCTGTGCAAGGGTTGTCTTGTCTTCTGCTGCACCTTCACCCATTGCAAGATATGCTTGGGGAATTTTTAGCGCAGAAAAGAGTTTATCACGAAGATACTTAATATCATCAATCGCTGTAATGTTTTGCGCGCCGGCAAGGTTAGTGATTTCTGTTTGTGAACCTGCACGTACTGGAATAAAGTAGTCTTCTTCAATTGACATGGGATTATATCGTAAATCAATACGGCCGGTGCTTGGGTCAACAACAGAGTGTCGTTTCAATTGCGTAACGACTTTCTCCATATATTGTTCAACTTCATTTGGAGGAATAGCGCCAACATCAATTTTAAACACTCGGCGCTCGGATGAACGGACAACTCGATATGCCATCATTGCATCTTCCATAAGAGTGAGTTGGCGCCAGATGCGGCGAGCTGGCTCAAGGATAGAAGTACCATAAGGTTGATATTTATCGTTGCCTAAAACACGGAAGTGAGCAATCTGCCAGTTTTCAAATGTCATACCTGCGGAATTCCACTGGTACTGTAAGTAAGTTGGGTTCGTGGCATCTTGCCCTTCAAGTCTTTCAATTTCTTGAATTGGAAGGGAGAGGACTGACTTAACGCCAAACTTCTCATCTATATCTAGATATAAGAAAAAATCTCCGTATTTGCACATTGTGCGAGACCAGCCAAACAAATTGTATTGAATGTTTAAAATACTATTATATAGCGTATCTAAAACTGCTTTAATTTCTTCGTTGGCACATCTGATATTGAGCATCGGCTTTAAATCAGAATACGTTGTCATCTCATCCGCATAAATATCCATTGTGGAAGCGATCTCTGGCATGTATTCCATCTGATCAAAATCAATGTATCTTTCGGATCTACGCTGATTTGCAATTGCATTAGTTGCAATCTGATCTAAAGGGTTGTAAAGGGTCTTTTTGAACTGTTGACCGGAAGCTGATTTGAATCTTGATGAATATTTATCTAGATGTTGACGTCTAATTCTGCGGCCAGATTGAGAACGATAATTCACAATTGGACCGGAAAAAAGACGTGTTAATCTTTTGAATAATTCTGATTCTTGGTTAGCTGGATTTCTACCTTTAGGTCTTATTCTGTTGTCTGGCATTTAATTTCTCACTTTATAATCCATTTAAATTGGTCATACATGTTTTTAGCTTCATTCATTTTATCAAATATATTATCTTTTTTGTAGCCATGTTGGCCGGCTATTTGTGTATTCATGGTTGTTTTAGAAGTTTTTATTGCACTAACAAATGCTTTTTGATAGTTTAACTCTCTAGCATTTGATTGTAGTGCAGTATCCCTAACCCAACAAGCGATAGCCAGTGCCATAACAAGATCATCATTATAGCCTTTCATTGCTTGTGGCTTACCATTCCTCCAAATAAAAGTCTTCATCTCGTTAATGGTACGAGAAGAATATATTTTAATTAGTTTGTTTCTTATAAACTCTTCCAATTTTGCAACTATGAGTGGGCGTGTTTTCATTGAAGTAGTAAAACCAGCTACTGCTGAAGACACAGCTTCTGCTTGATATTGTTCAATATACTCATGGGTTGACTTGATTGAAAAGTACAAGTTTGGGTATGCATAGTCAGTAAGCTTGTCAAGAACAGTGTAGCCTATGTTGTTGTTTTCGACAACAAGCATGGCATTTCCAAACTCCCTACCTACTTGGTTTAAAAAATTTGCAAACATATCAGGTGTAGGTTTGCCTTGATATTCACCAATTATTTCTAAAGTTTCTAGCTTAATAATATGTAATGTAGAGTAATCTGCCCCATCTCCACGAGAGACATCTGCGACTGCAAGATAATTGCATGATGGATCATAATCTTCCCAGATCCAAAAGTTTCTATCAAAGCCGGTTTT